CAATTATCGTAATTATTATCGCGAAGGTAAGAAAAATTTACACAAATGGACTAACAGACAACCTCCGGAGTGGATCAATGCGTAGTTGGGAATGGGACTGGTTTATTGGATGGACTGCATCTGCAGTTATTATTTTAGGTCTTGCGTTTACAATTTATAATGGTGTGCTTGACTCTAATCAAAAGTATTATGCTTCTATGGATAAATGTACAACTGCTGGTGGGACATTTATTCCTATGGCTCGTGGTGATGCAATTTGTATGATGGGAAATAAGTGATGGGAAAGTGGTCTAATAGAAAAACTGTTTCTAACACTGTTTCTGTTTCTATAAGGCAAAATATTGCCACGAATTATAAAGTTTCCGATTTAAATACCATAGGCGCTAGAAATTGGCTTATACAAAAAGATCTTAGTCTAGATAAATTTACTGATTTTTATTCGTTTCTTCTTGTAAGTAAAAGATCAAAAAAATATATAATTGATCGCTTAAAAGAAAATGAAATCAAAATAACTTTCGACCCACTTTATCCTAATGATAAAGATACATACGAAGCTCATATGTATCTCTTCAGTAAGAAGGATCACCCAATTTGGGAAGATTTTGTAGAAACTGATATTGGACCGATAGACAATTTGATTGAAGATTATTTAAAACTAGGTAAAGAAATTAATAAAGTACCCCCTACAAATAGAAAATTAAAGAGGCCAAAATGAGTTATTTTACAGACGTTAAAGAATTTCATCAGGCGTTTGGTCAGCGTATCGGCGAGAAGCCAGATTTTCCTTCTGAGGATGAACGGAAGCTTAGAGTCAAACTTCTTAGAGAAGAAGTTCGAGAATATATGGATGGTGAGTCTTTCAATGATCTTGTCGAAGTTGCTGATGCAATTGCTGATATTATTTACATTGCTTGTGGCACTGCCGTTTCTTATGGCATTCCTCTCGACGATATTTTTGCTGAAGTTCATAGAAGTAATATGGCAAAGCTTGTAGACGGCAAAGCGCTACGTCGTGAAGATGGTAAAATTCAGAAGCCAGAAGGTTGGACACCGCCTGATATTAGGAGTGTGTTAGATAAGGCACACACAAAATATATTTGTAAAATTGCTTCAATCACGCTATAGTATTTGCATATATACGTTATAATGTTTTTGAGGAGAAAGATTATGGTAGAAGTTCTGGTACGTCCTAAAATTGATTCAGAAGAAGTTATGGGCACATTTGTCAGAAATGAATATTACGATCGTGTAATTGATTCTGATTGTGATCTTTATGCTTGGAATCAAACAGGAATAAATGATGAAAGTAACATCATTTTTAAATATCGTAAAAATATCTTTACTAAAGAAGAACAGGATGCAGCATATGCTGGATTGAGAGAAGCTGCAACGGAAAGTCAAAATCGTGGTATGGCTGCTGGACCTCGTGGCGAACAGCTAGGTCAAGAAAATCGTGGTAATCGTGATTGGGTTACTGGCGATCAAATTGCTATTCTCGAATTTCTTTCTAGACCACTTAATTCAATTGATGATGGAACTACAATTGAATCTATTAAAGAATTTTATAAGCGTAATAACAAAGAAGAAACACGTGGACAGGTTTGGCTTCGTTCAGAAGTAACTAAGGTCTATCCTGAGTATCATGGGTGGTTTAATAAGTGGCTTGGAGATATGGTACTTCTTTCTCGTGAAGAACAACAGAAAGAAGCGAAGTATATGATTGATAATTATATTTCAGATACTAACTATGCACAGTCTGTTATGTCTGGCATCGCTGGATATTTTGACCGTTATCCTCGCATTCCATATGGTCGTGAAACTTCTTATACTGAAAAGAACCGTGAGAAGTTTGCTCTTTGTTATCCTTATCTTCACAAACTAAATGATCAGTTCCGCGAACTAATTCCTGGTAGATGGAATGCTCAAAATGAACAAGCGAATAAACTTGATAACAGGTTCCGTATCGACGGTACTGTCTTTACTACTCTTACTGTTAACCATAACTGGCGCACTGCCTGTCACCGTGACGCTGGCGATCTCACTACTGGTTTCAGCAATATTTGTGGTGTCACTGGTCCTGATGGAAAGGGTTGGCGTGGCGGTCAATTCATTCTTCCTGAGTTCAGGATTGCTATTAATCTTCAGCCAGGTGATATGTTACTTGTTAATAACCATGAGGGTATTCACGGCAATGACGCACTGATCGGCGACGACAATGACCGTATGACTATTGTTGCTTACTTCCGCGAAAAGATGGTTGATTTGAAATCATGGGACTATGAAAATCTTCGCAAGCAGTATATTGATAACCGTCGTCTTAATAAGGATCATCCGCTCCAGCGTACTCTTTGGAACGGTGTATCAGCAGGTATGTGGGAAGAGCAAGAGTGGTATGATTATATGAAGAAGCATAATATCGCTGATCCTTATAGTAAGGAAGTAGCTTCTTCATTGGAGGATTTCTTTTGAGTTTACATTCATTCTTTGACGAACCATCTGATCTTGATTGGTTTAATGAATCCAACAAGCGTAATACTGGATCAATTATCGGCTACCGAAGGGTAGCTGGTAAGATCGGTCTTACTAACAATGAAGATGGTATTCGTGGAGCCTGGGTAGATAAGCGTATTGCTTTATTTAAGAAGTTCTTCGCAGATGGTCATCGAATTGTTCTTCTTTCAAATACTACTACTGCAACTAAAGACGAAGGACTTGATAAGCAAGACGAATATTTTGATATTCTCTGTTATGAATTTGGTGGTACTAATCTTCAGTTCTATGGTAAGGATTGGGAAGTAACTCTTAATTATCTTAAGAATCATTCAAAATTTGTTTGGTTTGTTTGTGATGATCCGGATCTTTCGTTCCTTTGGAATATGGTTGAAAATGAAGACTGGGAACGCTGGACTATCCTTGCGAATGCAGTAAACGCTGATGCTACACTTCAAGCACTGAAAGCTCCCAAAGGTGTTGGTTTTATGCATGTCGCCATGGATAAATATATGGAAGCTGATTCGTTTTCTTCAGGTATTATTCCCAAGGTTGTTTACATCGGGCGTAACAGTGGACGAGCTGCTTATTTCAAAAATTTCGGAAAATCTTCATATCTCCAAATTGCTGGTAAAACAAAAGAGTGGGAAGATTATCCTAATTTGACTCTTGTTGATGTTCCTCAACAAAAAGATCGACGTAAGTTTTATCGCGACTACTATGGATGTTTGGCTATCTATGATAAAAAACATAAAGAAACTGGATGGCACACGGGTCGTGCATATCATGCGCTATATGCTGGAATTCCTGTATTGGCTCCTCCTAACAACGCTGGTCTTGATTGGTGCTACGCTATTAATGATACTGCCGACATAGAAAAGTTTATTCAGCTTTCTGTTGAAGAAAGGCAAGCTATTTGGAAAAATCAACTTGACAAAGTGAGAGAATGATAGTATCATATGATATTGATGGCGTTCTGGCCGAAGGTCCACCACTCTCAGAAAAGAAGTGGGGACGTATGAATAAGTTTGAACGTTCTGATAGAAAGAGGTTTTTGGTTGAGTGGTACCGTAATGCTACTCCTCTTTTAGTTCCCAAAGATTCTCGTTTCATTGCAGTATCCGCACGTAAAAATGAAGGAGAAGTGTACGCAGCAACTAAAATGTGGCTTGATCAATATTATCCTGAACGTGTGATCGATCTTTATCTTCTTGAAAGTTCTAGATCAGTTTTAAATGCTGCTACGTTTAAAGCTAATATCATGATCAAAGAAAATGTAAAAATTCACTATGAAGATAACAAACCCGTACTGAAAATTATGAAGCAACTCGCTCCCAATGTTCAGTATTATTTTTGGAAGAAAGGGATGCAAGATCCTATTGAATATTGAGGTTTATAATGGATAATGTTAAGGTTGTATATGGTATGGACGATAAACTTGAGCCAACTAACGTAACTGCTTCTTATGGAGAAACAAATTTGATCCCGCCAGTAAAAAATTCATACAAATATGCTGAAAATAAGATTATTGCTGATTTTGTTGAATATATAGATAAGACGTATGACGAACACTATCAAACTGAAAATAATGTTCAGTGTTTCGATGCGTGGATTGCTCTAGATGATGCCACTCCAACTTTTCGCAACACAGCTCTAAAGTATCTTTGGCGTTATGGTAAGAAGAACGGCAATAATAAAGATGATTTGATGAAGACTTTACATTACACGCTATTGTGTTTGTATAATGATCATTATCGTGGTAAGTAGTGCCGCTCTCTTAGCAATACTATTTATACAATTGTTTTTTTATAAGAAAGGTGAATAAAGTATGGAAATTAATGTACCTATTGAAATGCTTCGTGAGCGTAAGCTGTTTGTTGCAACTCCTATGTACGGCGGTATGTGCGCTGGTATGTTTGCTAAGTCGACAGCTGATTTGTCTGCTATTTGTACGCAGTATGGTATTCCGCTCCAGTACTACTACCTGTTCAACGAATCTTTGATCACTCGAGCACGTAACTATTGCGTAGACGAGTTCATGCGTTCTGATGCTGAACATCTTATGTTTATTGACTCTGACATCGGATTCAATCCTCAGGATGTTATTGCTTTGATGGCGCTTCAAGCTCAGGAACCAGAGAAGTATGATATTATTGGTGGACCTTATCCTAAGAAGTGTATCAGCTGGGAAAAGATTAAGCTTGCAGTTGATAAGGGAATGGCAGACGAAGATCCTAATGTTCTTGAGAAGTTTGTTGGTGATTACGTTTTTAATCCCAAGAACGGTACTGGATCTATTCCTCTTGGTGAGCCAGTAGAAGTTCTTGAAATTGGCACTGGTTTTATGATGATCAGTAAAAATGCTCTTAAGAAGTTTGCTGAAAGTTATCCTCAGTTTAGCTATAAACCTGATCATGTTCGTACAGAAGCATTTGATGGTTCGCGAGAAATTCTTCAATATTTCCAGGCAGAAATTGATCCTATTTCTAAGCGTTATCTTTCAGAAGATTATTGGTTCTGTCAGAAGGTTCAGGCGATTGGTCTTAAAACTTGGTTTTGTCCTTGGATGAAGATGCAGCACGTTGGTTCTTATATTTTCGGTGGTTCTCTTGCTGATCTTGCATCTATTGGTGCAGCAGCTACCGCTGATCCTGGCGCCCTTGGTGGAAAAAAGAAGAAGTGAGGTTGTGATGAAGTATGTTGTTTATGTAAACGATCAAAATTATGAAACCGAAATTGAAGAAATTAAGAAACAGATGAAAGATTTTCTTGAAGATGGTGATAAGATAGTTTATCTTAAAACTAGTCTAGAAACTCATATCACTGCACTTGCTACTACAACTGATAATTTATAAGGATAATTATAATATGTTGATTTCTTTGACACACCCAGAACCTAACTATGAATTTTGGATCGATCCTTCTGAAATTGTTGTTATGGAACGTTATACTAAGCCAGTTTCTATGTTGATTCAAATGAACGATGATCGTCCTAATGTAACGGCTCTAGTTCTTAAGAATGGCAAGATTATGTCTTGCAAGGAAACACCTGGTCAAATTATGCAAATTGTGAAGGATATGTCGTAATGAATTTGAACGCTAAAACTCTTGAAATCCTCAAGAATTTTTATTCTATCAATCCCTCTCTTGTAGTCAAGGAGGGAAATGTTCTTACCACTATCTCAACTGGTAAGACGATTGTTGCTAAGGCTACTGTGCCTGACACGTTTACAAAGCGTTTCGCTATGTATAACCTTGGTCGCTTCATTAATTCTGTTGCCTCTTATGAGAAGGCAGAGCTTACCTTTAATGATAGTAATGTTGTCATCAAGGAAACTGATAAGGACGAAAGCACTCGTTTGGCTTACGCAGATGAGTCTGGCATTAAGGTTCCTCCGGAAAAGCCTATCGTTCTTCCTACAATTGATGCAACATGTAAGATTACCATGACAGCTCTTCGCTCTGTTCAGAAGCAGCTTGGCATTCTTGACACTCCTGAAATTGCTGTTACCGGAGATGGTGTTAACATTTATCTCCAGGCGGTCGATTCTAAGAATGTAACTAGCGATACTTTTTCTATTGTAATTGGTACAACTGATAAGAATTTTCGTGCTTTGTTTAAGGCTGAAAATATCAAGGTAATTCCAGGCGATTATGAAGTATCAATTTGTTCAAAGGGTATCTCTCATTTTAAGGGGGAAACGATTGAATATTGGATTGTAGTTGAGGCAAATTCAACTTATAATTAATAGTTGACTTTTTACTCGGGAGGGGCTATTATAGTTCCTCTCACTTTTTATTATGAGGTAATGTGATGCTTGAAGAATTTCTCTGGGTCGAAAAGTATCGCCCTAAAACTGTCGATGAAACTATTTTACCTGTTGATTTGAAGGCAGTGTTTCAACAGTTTGTCGATCAAGGCAATATTCCTAATCTAATCCTATCTGGCTCTGCAGGTGTTGGTAAAACAACTATTGCTAAAGCTATGCTTGAACAGCTTGAATGTGACTACATTGTAATTAATGGATCTATGAATGGCAACATCGACACACTTAGAAACGAAATCCTCAACTTTGCCTCAACTGTTTCACTCTCAGGTGGACGAAAATACGTTATCTTGGATGAAGCCGACTACCTCAATGCCAACTCTACTCAACCTGCACTCCGCAATTTTATGGAAGAGTTCTCAAGGAACTGTGGGTTTATTCTCACCTGTAATTTCAAGAATCGCATTATCGA